TTGTTCGTCAGTCATTTTTCAATCTCCAAGAACACCAGACCTTACACTTTCCACACCATCAACATATCCCCTATCATACTCATCACCTGCTCCAATATCATAACCAATACCATATGCTTTATCAGCAACCGCAAGAGCAAACTTTACAGCAACCTCACGGAAAGCATTATTGAGAGCACCAGTCATAACACCAGCACCAAGAGTATTCATTCCAAACTGGGTTCCATCACCCCAGAGTTCAATAAGTTCTTGTTCAGTCATCAGTCCTCTGTGTGTATGAAAGTATTATACAACAAAAAAGAGCACCCGTAAAGTGCTCTTGTGCCTGTTTGAGAAGTGTCCTTACACTATTCTCACTCGTTTAGAGGTGTCTATTCCATTTTTCTTTTGATAATTTGAAAGAGCACCTGCGTTTGTGATAAATCCAGTTTCAAGACACATCCATCTTTGAGAACTTGTTTTTTTACCTCCTATTTTTCCACCTTTTCTTCCATTTTCCGTCATTTTTTCTTTGCTTTGTCCGTGTATTGCAATTCCAAGTTCATATGTTCTATTTCCACACTTTCTACCATTTTCAACCATCTGTTCTTTGGTTATTCCGTGTATTCCTATTTTAAGTTCGTATGATTTTTTTCCTCCTTGTTTCCCATCTTCACTCATCTGCTCTTTTGTTCTTCCGTGAACTCCAATACCAAGTTCATATACTTTTTTACCTCCTTTTTTTCCAGAAATTTTACCATTCCTTTTACCATTTTCACTTCTTTGCTCTTTGGTTAGTGAATGAACTCCTAAACCAAGTTCATAACATTTATTTCCACTTTCACGCAAAACTTTTAGAGATACTTTACCACCACAACTTTCATTTAGACACCATTTATCTGTATTAAAAAATGGTTTTATCAATCTTTCTTCAATTTCTTGTGCCTTCAACCAACCTTCATCTGTAAAATCAAAAAGTTGAAGTATTTGTTTCTTTGGAGTATAAAGTTCCCAGCACCATTTGTTTGTTATAGGAGAACCCCAGTATTCTTCGTTGAAGTATTTTTCCTTATGAACTCCATAATAGTAGTATGGAACTTCTTCAAAGGTAATTTTGTATATGTAAATTCTTGGACTTTGGTAAGTCATCGTTATTCTACAGAAACCGCATTAGTATTTATAATAGAAAAGGTGCCCAAAAGCACCTAATCTGTCCGTAGAGAATTGCGGTTCCTATAGACATTTTATTTATAAGTCATTTTCCTCCTATTAGAATGGTGCGTCTTTACGATAAGAAATGTGGAAGTATTCGTATTCTTCTGTTTTTTTCTCTTCCTCTAAAACATTACGAGCACGGTCAGCAATCTGTCTCAAACTAATGCGAGGGTCATTATAAGATGCGGGTGTCCAATTATCACACCAACTATCAAGTTCAATAATAACTCGTTCTAATGCTGATTGAACTTTGGTCATTTTGCCCTCATAGCAGCAATCACAGCATCACGGGCACTTCTACCTTTTGCGTGGTTCATAGGAAATCCACTATTCATAAAAACCCAATCACTTTCACCATTCATTTGGAGATTGTGTGGTTGAAATTGATTGAGTAGAAATTCAAGGATTTCTGTGTCTGTTGGTTCAGTCATTTTCTTCATCGGGTAGTTTTTCATTCAAATCAATACCATCTAAAACTTTATCAGACCATTTTAGCACATTCTCAATCAGTTTATCATTAACTTCTTTTTTCTTTTCCACAAACTTTTCAATCAGTTCATCATTAGGGTCGTTGAGGATTTGTTTTACTGGGTCTTTCTCATCAATCATACTTTTGAGTTTCAATAGATTATCATAAAGTTCTTTATTGAAATCATAACATTCAGTCAAATGGTCTATGTTGTTGTCCTCAAAGTTAGTTTCCTCACGGATTTCCCAAGACAAACCATCCATATCTGCTGCGGTTTCTGTGAGAAAGTATTCAAGTGTTTCAAGTAAAGTCATCAGTTTTCCCCACAGATACTTCTACTTCCATTTCATTCATAATCATTTGAAGTTTTTTGATGACACCATCCCGTGCTTCTTTTGTAGCAGAACCAGTCCAATAATCACCGTGACTTATGGAGTGTAGCACAGTATCGGTGAGAATGTATAAATCTAATGATGTGAGTTTAGTCATTTTGCTCCTGTCGGTATTCTTCCTCTTTATCCAATCGTGCTTCAAGTTCAGAAATTTTAGTGTAGAGTGTATCCAAGTGTTCGGTGAGTTCATAAACATTCACAATACCTACATTAAGAGATTTGTAAATCCCATCCCAAGTTGGTTGTTTGTCAGTCATTTGTTTCTTCTTCTTTTTTACATTCCCACAAGTATAGGTGATAATGCATCATTTCTACACCTGTTTTAGTAATCAACATATCTGGATTATCATTTTTTTCAATCTCATCCCAATCAATTGGATTTTTTTCACACCATTCTTCATAAGTCATTTTAGTCATTTCCGTGCCTCCCAATACTTACCTTCTGGACCACATTTACCCCATTCCATTCTCATCATATCACAAAAACGATCTTTAACTTTTCCAGTCACCAGATTTTCACTCACTACTGGATTGTAGCACATATCAAATCGGTCTCCACCACCAGTAAGATGCTCAAACCAATCTTTCTTGTAGTGCTTACAATCCTTACAGAGTTTGAGGTCAGTCATCATAATCAGCAAACTTTGGAATTTCCCCACATACCTTATTCACAAAATCACTACCTTTTGTATGAGTATAAGCAATCCTACATTCCATATTCTTTGCGTATGCTTGTTGATACATTACACGAACTTGTTGTGCGTCCCAGTAATTCATACCAATAACACCTCCAAAGAGAGACAGGATACCAATCACCAATACACTAAAAACAATTGCGTCTTTGTTATCCATTAGGCAACACTCCAATAATCATCATCTTTGTATTGAATACTTTCAGACCCATCATAGTCCGTAATAATGAATTGAGTTCCAGGAGAAACCCATTCTACTCGTAATTGGTCGGCACCTCCACAATAGATATACTCACCAGGATAAACTGATTTCACATACTCTTCAATTTTGTCTTGTTGGTTGAATTCTACAAGGTCAACAAGTTTCTCATCGTGAAGAAGAAACTCACGATACTTGTCTCCATTCCAAGTGCTCCATCCTGCCCCATATCCAGGAGAATACAGAACAGCAACTTTTCCGTCACGAATACATTTAGTCATCAGTTTTCTCCACAATCACAATCAAAGTCAAGGTATTCTACCACAGGTTTCCTCAAATAGTTACAAAGGTGCCACTGTGCTTCTTCAAATGTATCATAATCACCATCCCTATATTCGTCTACAAATAGATTATACCAAAACAATCCAAATCTTTTGTGTTGTGGGTAGTATCTAGTTGAGTGTCCGTCTGATACTTTTTTGATACGATAGTTTTTAGTCATTCCACCTCCAAGTGCGTTCAATAATACCAATATCAAAACCAAACTTATATGCCCAGAACATAATACTCAAAGTAGAACCAGAACCTGATTTGATTTGAATATAAGGCCAACCAGGAAAAACATTCCAACTCACAGATGCCTGAAGCAAACTCCAACCTTTTACATTGAGAACCTGAACATACCATTCGTGTCCAAAATCTTCACGATGCTTAAAGTTAATCAGGTTCATTTTACTTCCTCTTCAGCAGTCATTGCTTCAATTTCTTCATCAAGATACTGTTCTGCTTCAGGATTCTCACACCTCGCAAGTTTTGCTTTCAGATCACGAACTTGTTTTTCTAATTCGTAGTTTTTATTCTCCAAAGGAATAACTTTGTTTTTATATTCCTCCGCGAGAAACAAGTCATATTCATCAGCAACCTTCTTCATATCTTCAAAACTACGCATATCATTGAATGCGAGTGAACAAGCACCTTTCATAATACCTTGCTCACTGTGTCCCATCGTGCGAGCAATAGTGCCAAAGAAACGGAACAATTGGATAGCATTGAGGTCTTCACAAGGAATTTCAAAAGTATAGTGCTCTTCTGGAAGAGTTTCATCATCAAAAGCACCATATCCATTAGAGGTCCATTCGGTGTCAAAAGAAACTTTGAGACGTGCTTTGTAGGTCATTGGTCTGGATCTGTATGTACCTACTATAAAACCCTTGACCGCGAAAGTCAAGGGTGAATGGACAGATATTAAACTGGTTTATGTGGTCAAGAGTTTTCTACATATCCTCCTACAACTCTGCGTATCCTCATCACATTCAGTCAGACATTCAAAATAGGAATTCATAATTTCGTGCTGGTCTATAAACTCATCTAGCGTATTTTCTACTCTTTTCCACCCAGCAAGTTGATTGTAAGAAATTAAATTGTGCATAATGACCTCCACGCACAAAGAATATCATAACAAATAATTTTCAGTTCATTTTTATGACCTTACTATTGTACCACTATCTAGGAGGTTTGTGTGGATTGCTTAATACAACTTAATTATAGATTGAACAAGGAACTCTGACTCGTTCTCTCCAAGTTCTCACATATCCAGGATTCCACCTATTTCCTGGAACATATTCTTCACGATAAACAACCTCAGTACAGATTGGTTCTCTATAATAAATTCTTGGTTCAAAAGGTTCCCAAAACTCTTTCCAAGTAATAGCACTTGCGGGAAGGGTAATCAATGGTAGAAGCAAAAGTAAATATTTCATTAGTCTCTTTGTCTCCAGTCGTCTGGTTTATCTCCAGTAAAGAAATCAATAATATCATCAGCACCATTAAATCCAGTACGATGATTTGAAGGGTCGGGATCACCCAAATCCAATGCGTTCATAAAATCGTCCAGACTTCCTTCTTGCATATCTGGATTTGCTGCACGGCGTCTTGCTTGCCTTAACATTGTTGCAGCAGAACGATTTGCTTTTGCTAGTTTTTCTGCCCAAATTACATCTGAAAGAGATACTTCTTCTTGCTTTACAATTTTATTGCAAATCCCTTCTAACTTCAGTCTGTACTGCGTACTTAACATAAGTCTGATTTAGATAATGATTATTTATTTCTTGATTCTAACTCTTCCATCAACTCCTTTGCAAGTTGATTTGAGCGTCTCCACATCAAATACTTTACAATTGGATTTGCTGGATTATGTAGAATCCACCATTTTGTCTTCTCATATTGTACTCTTGTAAGTTGAGTAAGCATATAAAATGCCCTCGCTACTGATTGGTCTGTAGCAATAAAATAAGAAACAAAAGCAAATATAATCAACCAAAAGGTGTATGAGTTCATTGTCTTAAAGTCTTAAGATATTGTAAGACTTGCTCACGAACTGCCATCAGTTCATTATAGCACTTTTGATTATGAGCACAGTTACGAAGTTCAGGATCTGGTTTGAGTACACTTTCTTCAAAAAGAGTCAATCCGCGATTCCACTTTTCAATTTGAGATTCTTCAGTCATTTTTTACTACTTTAACGGGACAGGAAGAGACAACTTTACGGATTTCTTTTACAATTTCAGTTCTTTGAACTTCACTTAATCCTACAACTTTAGTGAGTCGATGAATGAGATTCAATGCATCATTACAAGAGATAATGGTTGATGCAAGTAGAACAACCATAGTTTTCTCCTATTCTACTACTATTTAAGGTAGTTTATATTTTTTTAAGAAATTAGATCGTGACGAAGACACACTAGTTTACCAATCAAAACTCCATATCGTAGCAGAACAGCACGATCTTTATACTCTTTTGATTCTTTCTTGAGCAACCGAATCAACAAATTAATGTCTTCTAAATTCAAGTCTGTATCCTGAATGTTATGTTCAGTAACTTTCATCAGTCCCAACTCACATTTTCAAGAATAACTCCTGGCATTACATATGTCCAACCTGTTCCACCAACTTTATACTCATACTTGTACTCAAATTTATTATGAGAATCCCAAGTTAAAAATCCTTTCTCTTTATCGAAGCGTGATTTAATAGTCAGACCAAACTTATTAGAGAAGATGTTACGAGTTCTCAATGCACCACCAGTCTCGCGTGTTTCAATGACCTTACAAACATCTTCATAGGTTTGGATACCGTACTCTAGAATGCAGTTGGTTTCATATGTAAAAGGACGATAGACTTTTGCCTTTGGAACTACTGGTGCAGTCTGTGCAAATACAGGAGAGGAAAGCAACGTTGCAGTAAGAAGAATTAGCTTTTTCATTTCACAACATCCCAATGTTCGTTACCTTCTTTAGGAACCCAAGTACAGTATTGTCGATTGATAGAAACAAGAAAGAGCATTGTATCAGTTTCCTGCTCCACTTTCATTGCGTGAAGCGACTGCATAATATTCACAAAGCGATTCTTTGCTTTAGAACTCTTTGGAATAATGTTTACAAATTTCTTTTTTGTTTTTGAAGCTTTCATAGTAATCATAGTCTTTTCAACCTCCACAAAGGTCATTGTACAGAGTTTTCAGTGGTGTGTCAAGTGGTCAAGGTATTCATCAAAAAGCACTTCTTCCATTTGAAATGCTTGATGTTCCCAGGGTTGGTCCTCATAGTCCGTCTGAGAGAAGTCTATGCCCCTCCAGTGCCTCTTTCCGTGTTTATCCTTAAGAGCACCCGTAACGTGCTGATAAACGTGCCAGAGTTCGTGCAGGAGGGTTCTGGTGTAGTGATCAATATCCAGACGATTATGCATCTCAATCTCAAAGGATCTTGGACGATAATCACAATCAGTCACTCCTACCCAACCATAAACTCCATCGCGTAACATTCCACGGTGATTGACAACGATTTCAATCTTGTGTTTTGGAAGATGTTTCTTAACGAACCAAGATACAACATCCTCACAACGACGCTTGCTATACTTGTAACCACTGGTGTATAATGTAAGCATCAGAATAGTGCCTTCAGAACTGCCTCAGAAACTTTTGTAATCCAGTGAATAAACCATAGAAATGAACCAACAAAAATCAGTCGGTCTAGATTGGAGTACCTCATCGGTCTTGAGCGGTATGTACCTACTATAAAACCTCCCAGGTCGGTTCTGGGAGGTCAGTGGTCAGTTTTTAAAGTGTCTATTGGTAAAAATAGTCTCTTACATCAGTCACTTCTTTAATACTTTTGAATTTTTTGATTGTTTTTGAATCTACAAGATCTGGATGTACCCACCAATCTTCAAATGGTGTTTTATCATTTTGTGATACATTTGCTACTACCAATTCATATCCACAAGACTTTAAGTAGTTTCTGGATTTTGTACGATAAGTTCCAGTCATATCCACATAATGATCGTGCTCGTAAGTAATCACAGCAAACTTGTATTGTTCAAAGGGAATACTTAATAGAATTTCAAATGTAGTTTTAGAAGGCTCACAATCCAATTGTAGGTAATCAATCTCTTTCGTTGTATAATGTTCATTCAATAGTTTCTCATAATCAATCGTTGTCGCATCTTTACAAATAATGGGATTGGACCTTTGTTCAGCAAACATCTTGCAGAGATTCTCAAGAATTTCTATGGAAACTCCTTTCCAACCAAAGTCTTTTTCTAAAATAGCACTATTGTTCTGGAAGATTGGTTCCTGTGCTCCAATCTCTAGATAAGTTCCATTCCTCTTTCCGTTGAGAATCGATAAGATAAACATATCTTGCAATGCTTGTCCATTACTTTTCTCAATGTTTTCTAAACCAGGAAACTTATACTTAAACTCCTCATATTTTGATTTCTCATATTTAATACTCTTTGGAATCCAGCAACCAAGATTCTGAAGATTCATTGCTACCAAATCATAATGAGTTTTATCTAACTCATAATTATTCTTTAGATCTTGAAATAAGTCACGACATTCCTGAGACTTACCCCACCAATAGGAGCACACTGCCTTCTCAAAGATAAGACCATATTTACCAGGATAATCTGTGAATGTTGTTAGTGGTTCTAAATCAAAATCACATACATTAAGACCTAGAGTTGCAATAGTGTAAGAGTCTGAGTACATTTTATTCCATTCTTCGTGTCTTGAAAGGAGGAAATATGCTTCAGGTCTCTTTGGAAGTAGATTGATTGCGTGTTGATATAATCCTTTGACTGTATAATTTCTGTTCTTTTGATCGTGAAAACAAGAAGCCATATGAAGCAGACATTCATAAGCAAGTAGCGAATCTTCTGTACGATCTGCTGCTCTTAAGTAATAAGTAATTGCTGATGCAGTTTGTTTCCTTTTGTGATACCAACGTGCAAGTTCAAAGTTTCTGATTGCATTTTCAGTATCATATGCATAAGCAACCAAAGGATCAGTTGAAATATTCATAATTGTTTTAATGTCTGCTTGATTTTCTTTCCACCATTGCAAAATAAAGTTTGAAGAATAAACGTGATTTGGTTTTTGTCCCCCTTTAAGTTCCTTATCCTCTGTGTGAGTTGATGAAACTCCTATGTCTTCAATAAAAAGAGGAACAGAGTATGCCTTCCCAAGAACTGTATATAGAATGTTTTCGTTGATTGGCATTACATCACTATTAGGAATTTCAAGATGATACGTGTCATTTTTTATGTAAGTATCGATGATTTTCTTTGCATAATGCCTTTTAATAATATAAGCAGTCGCTCCCCAACTATTCCATTCACGAACATGGAAGTTTGTTTTTGTAAATTCATCACGAACCATTTGAAGTTGAACAATGTCCCAATCATTCGTAAGTGAATCAATAAAATCATTCCAAGTAAAATTCCAATAAGAAACTGTATCTAAACTTAAATCATCTTCACAGACAAATAGATAACTCTCATTAGTGGTTTCATACCACTCTTTAAGTGCTTTTAAATGTGAAACAATGCATCCCTTTGTAGGTCCATTAACTTGGTGCTCATATTTCCCAGTTATAATATCATTCGATTGTGTATATTTTTTTGATTTGAATAGATAAGGTTTAATTTCATATTGGTTAAAACGTGAAATAATTAAATCTTGTCTTTGAATGTCTTGTTCGAGGGTTATACAAATCACTGAAGGAAAATTTTTAAGTTTATTCATACAAACTCCTCCAACAAATTACCAGGAACTCTTAAAATATATGCTGCGTTATCTTGAACACCAAACGTGAGTAGATAATCATCTTGATACTTTGCCATACCACAGCAAAATTCAATTTGATTTTCTAGGAATGAGAACACAGGAGAAAACTTCTGAATATTCCAATCCTTATCCCAATATGTAAACTTATGGCGATATGTTGCGTTCTTTCTTCCTGCTTCTGATTTAAACAAATCAGTCTCGTGATTGATTGCTAGATAACCATTTTTATATGGTAGAACTTGAGAACCACCTCTTAAATCTTTTGGTGCTTGAACCCAATCCTTTAGAACTACAGTTTCTGTACGATTCTCTTCTGGAATTGTTTTGACTATTTCAGTTCCGTTGGTCCATTTTACAAAATGAAATGGTTGGTCTAGAACAGGCATCCAGTTTTTATTGCAATATTCATTATCTGGTGGTGGTCCGGGAATACGAAATCTTGAAACTTCTTTGACTGAATTCTCTGCAAATTCAAGTTCAGAAAGTTCCATTCTTCCTGTACCAATCGTATCCAAATCTCTACGAACACCAGTAAGATAGAACTTATCATTCCATTTGACTAATCTAGCATCTTCAAGTCCAACAAATTCCCATAGAGGTTTCTTATCAAAAGCAGAAGTATCCACTTTAGACCAATGAGAAATATCTAGACTCTCATTCAACTCACAGATAAAGTTAGTTGTTGTGAGTGTAATGTCATTCTCTGGGTTGAGATAAACTAATGGACCATATTGGTGCTCAAATTTGTTTAACTCTGAATGATAAAGCGTATATTGAATATGACGAAGATTAACTAATATCTTTCCGTTCTCTACAAAAACTGATGGATTACATAGACCCGTACCATTCGTATGCTCTTCTGGAATGAGTAAAGGTTTAATTGCACCGCCATTTTCAAGGGCAAATTTTACAAAGTTCATTCAGCAATAATGTAATCTGTGATTATTTATTGAATTATTCTATATTGGTTTTTAAAATTATTCAATAAGTTTTTTCTTTAATATGTTTATTTGATCTTGTTGTTCTTTAAATGCTTCTATGATTAGACCAATTAAATTTCCATAAGCAACTGATTTAAGTCCATCTTTGTCAGTAATAACAACTTCAGGTATAATCTCTTCAATTTCTTGTGCAATGACTCCAATTTGATGAGGATTTCCTTCGATATCTATTCTATCAAATTCAACTCCACGAAGTTTCATCAGTTTATCTACAGCATTGTCTATTGTTTTGATGTTTTCTTTTAATGATTTATCAGAATACGCAGTAACGTTTCCACCAACTGAAAGATCTCCAGAAGAAGCATTAAAACTAAATGCCGTTGCTGTCGTTCTTACGGAAGGAGTTTGGTTAGATCCTGCAGCAGCAACAAATACTGGATAAAAAGTTGCGTTAGTTGTTACTGCAGTCGCATTAATTGCAGTTGATGGTCCTGCAGAACCTGCAGAACCTTGAGCACCACCAGCACCTTGTGCTCCTGCAGAACCTTGAGCACCACCAGCACCTTGTGCTCCTGCAGAACCTTGAGCACCACCAGCACCTTGAGCACCTGATGCACCTTGAGCACCACCAGCACCTTGAGCACCTGATGCACCTTGAGCACCTATATTACCAGTTCTTGAAAATTCGACAACAACTGGCTGGTTATTAGTGGGTAATGAACCAGAAATGTGTGCAACAGGAATTGAATAATATCCACCTTCATTGGCAACAAGATTAGTAATACTCCAAACATTAACTGTAGTGCTATTAGGATCTGCACCTCGAATAATTAAATATCCATATTGGTTTGGATTTGTGCTATTATCCCAAGTATCATACCAAGTTGTTTGAACGTTTGAGTTTGCATCGTTATTATCAATAAGAATTGTTGTTACAGAACCAATTGTAGCATTATCATATTTAAGATAACCATTTCCGGGATCACCAAAACTTGTATCAGTACTGAATGTATAAGGAACTCCACCAACACTTCCAGATGATCCTGTAGTACCTTGTGCTCCTGAAGTTCCCTGTGCTCCTGAAGTTCCTTGAGAACCTATATCACCTTGAATTCCTGATGTACCTTGAGCACCTGTAGTACCTTGAGCACCTGTAGTACCTTGAGCACCTATATCACCTTGAATTCCTGATGTACCTTGAGCACCTGAAGTTCCCTGTGCTCCTGAAGTTCCTTGAGAACCTATATCACCTTGAATTCCTGATGTACCTTGAGCGCCTGTAGTACCTTGAGCACCTATATCACCTTGAATTCCTGATGTACCTTGAGCACCTGAAGTTCCCTGTGCTCCTGAAGTTCCTTGAGCACCACCAGCACCTTGTGCCCCAGAAGAACCTTGAGTGCCCTGAGAACCTGAAGTTCCTTGAGCACCGCTTCCTGCAGATAATAAATTAGTTGTTACACCAGCACCTAATGCAGTTACATCCCAATAACCACCTCTGTTTGTTCCACCGGTTTCAAATAATCTAATCTTATCCTGATAAACATCGATTGCAATACCACTGTTTATTGTGGTATTTGTTGCTGGTTTATTAAATTTTAGTTCTCCACCCTCATCACCGGATGATTGTGTTGATTCAAGAAGTGGTGCTTTTGCAGTTGACCCATCAAAGGTGAAGTTTGCTTCACCATTAAACGGTGTTGAACCATTTCCAGTTGCAGTAACTACATAGTTGTCTGTATTATTTGTGATTGCAGTTGCTGCTGATGTACCTTGAGCACCTGAAGTTCCTTGAGAACCTACATCACCTTGAATACCTGATGTACCTTGAGCACCTGAAGTTCCTTGAGAACCTACATCACCTTGAATACCTGATGTACCCTGTGCTCCTGATGAACCTTGAATACCTGAAGAACCTTGAATACCAGATGCACCTTGAATACCTGAAGTTCCTTGAGAACCTACATCACCTTGAATACCTGATGTACCTTGAGCACCTGAAGTTCCTTGAGAACCTACATCACCTTGAATACCTGATGTACCTTGAGCACCTGATGAACCTTGAATTCCAATAGTTCCTTGAGTACCCTGCAATCCAGTATCTCCTTTGTCACCAGTTCTTGCGAATGTGATAATAATATCAAGATTATTAGCAAATGATGTAGTAATACCAGAAACATATGCAATAGGAACTGCAAAGTAATTGGTATATTCTGTGTGTAATCCTACTATTGAAAATAGACCAAAATTTGCTTGATTACCCTTTTGAGAAATAGTAAAGTGTCCTTTGATGTTAGATGTTGAGTCATCAATGGTCTGAAGGAAACTTGTGATATCTACAAGATTATCGTCATCATTATGAATATAAAGATAAGTTGCAGTAGTAATTCCAGTTTGATTAAGTCTTAACTTACCTTGTGTCGGATCACTATCAGCAGTGGAACTATCAAAAGTATAATCAAAAGCAGCGCCCCCAAAAGATCCGGTAACACCTTGAGAACCTATGTTTCCTTGAATACCTACGGTTCCTTGAACTCCTTGCGTTCCTTGAGTTCCAAATGTGCCCTGAGAACCTACATCACCTTGGATACCTGAAGTTCCTTGTGCTCCTATAGAACCTTGAGATCCAATATCACCTTGGATACCTGAAGTTCCTTGTGCTCCTATAGAACCTTGAATCCCCGATGTTCCTTGTGCTCCTGATGCTCCTTGAGAACCTACATCACCTTGAATTCCTGAAGTTCCTTGTGCTCCTATAGAACCTTGAATCCCCGATGTTCCTTGTGCTCCTGATGCTCCTTGTGCTCCTATAGAACCTTGAGATCCAATATCACCTTGAATTCCTGATGCTCCTTGAGAACCTACATCACCTTGAATTCCTGATGTACCCTGTGCTCCTGAAGTTCCTTGAGAACCTACATCACCTTGAATTCCTGATGTACCCTGTGCTCCTGAAGTTCCTTGAGAACCTACATCACCTTGAATCCCTGAAGTTCCTTGTGCTCCTGAAGTTCCTTGAGAACCTACATCACCTTGAGCACCTGAACTTCCTTGAATTCCTACAGAACCTTGAACACCTTGATTACTTAAACCTTGAGTTCCTTGAACTCCTTGAACACCAATCTGAACTACTGTTGTACCAATTCCTACGCCAAGAGTATCTTGACGAATGAATACTTTTGCATCATAATGGTTAATAGCTATCTCTCCAAGACCTAACTGTTCAACAGTTGGTACTTTTCCCTGAACAAGAGATCTCTTTACACGAATGATCGGATTGGTATTCATTCAACCTCATCGGTGGTAGGAACCTTAGAAACTCTTATATAAGAGTTTTTATTATTTATTGAAAGTCTTCTTCTACCTTTGACCCTCTTTTTGGTTTTCGTAACTTTTCAAGTTCAGCACTTAAAGAACTTACAGTTGCATTAAGTTTTTCTACTTGAGTTTCTAATACAATGTTTTGATTGAATAACTCAAATGCTTTTTGTTGGTACTTTGCGAGAACTGCTTTCAGGTCATCTTCAGACATAAAAAAAGAGGAGTGTGTTAAACTCCTCTTATTTAGAACTTATGATTTAGTTATTAAAAGACGCCCGCGTCAACCGTGATATTTTGAAGAACTAACTCAGCACCCGAACAAGCAATGACTTGTGATGCACCGCCAGTGCAAGTGTTGTTAATCCAAAGTTCAGAAACTTCAATAGGAGCAAAGGTTGTTACCGTCAGTTGTGGTGTAGTATTGTTTGTTCCATTACTATCAGCACCAAGAACACCTGCTAACTTAAATCTTTGATCACCTTGCTCCCATACAACTGCCGATTTCTTCGCAGATCCATCATAATAATTGAATAGAACTCCAAGATCCCAAGTTGTTGTAGTAGAAGGTGCAGAACCATCAACAACACCAAGTTCAATGGTTCGGTCTTCAACTGTCATTGCAGTTGTATTGACCTGTGTGGTGTTACCATTTACATAGAGGTTTCCGCCAACCGTTAAGTCATCAGCAATTGTAACATCATTTGCCGTAATGGTAATTGCAGTCGCACCAGTGTTTGATGATTGAATAGTTCCAGCTCTAAGTGTTGGAGCACTTAAAGAAGTACCAACAACAACTGCATCAGGAAGACCAACGGTGATTGTTTGTCCAGAAGCAGAAGTTTCAATCTCACTTGCAGTTCCTGCAACTGTAAGAGTTTGTGTTGTATTAACAGTTCCAGTTCCAGTATTACCTGCTATTCCAATATCAGCAGCATTTACATAATCAATAACTGCAGATGAAGTTGGAACAGAAGAAGTTGAGGTTCCTATAGATACTGATGAAGAGAACTGAGTTATACCAACACCAGTTCCAACAGTAAATGTATTAGTGTTTGGATTATAAAGAAGTTCTGCATCAACACCCACTCCCTTTGCATTTCCAGAACCATCAACAAGAGTAATATAGTAGTTTTGATTAGTCGCTACACCTACAACATCAATTGATCCAGCACGATTTGCAGTAGTTGCAGTACCAACAATTGTTTGCTCAAATGTTGCTGTTCCCTTAACAGTAATTGTATCTCCAGAAGTATCCCCAAGAGTTACATTTCCTGTTGCATTCAGTGATGTAACAGTAGTTGCACCTGAAACATTTACGTCATCAAGTTCAGAATGTCCAGTAATATCTAACCCACCATTGCCATCAATTAATCCTGTAACGGTTGCAATACCAGAAAGATTTAAATGCCTTGCAGTAATATCTTCGCCGGTAATAGAAGCACCGCCAGTTATCTGCAGACCACCAACATAAAGTTGATTGTTAATATAAACATTTGATGTCGTAAATGTTGTTACCCCAACCACAGTAATGAGGTCAGAACCACTATTACCAAGATTTACATTTCCTCCGAGGGATGTAATTCCGGAAACAACAACATCTCCAGTAAATTCTGCGTGTTGAGTAGTTAGTTTATTAGCACCTGGATTGTAATAGATACCATCATCAGTATAAACAGTCTCATTGGTTGCAGAACCATTATGACTATCAACAAAAGTTATATGATATGTTGCATTGGTGTCACTTGCAGTAACTGTTTTAACTTGATTTGCTGATGATGCATTACCATAGAAGTTTGTTGCACTGACTGAAGTATCTCCAACAGTAACTCCAGTACCAACAGCAAGGCGAACTCCATCCGCCATAGTTGTGGTTCCGATTGCAACACCATAGTTAAATGCAAATGCATCAGTACCAAATCCAAGAGTTCCTGCGTGGAACCACATCATCTGCTTATAAGTATCTGGAAGTGTATTAATTCCAGAAGCAGCGAATGAAGTTAATGGACTTCCGACTGTTGATGCAATTGCAACACCAGCGTGATTTGCAGTATCATCAGTTGAAGCATCGGCACCAGTTATGCTTGTAGTATATCCAAGAATAATATCTTTGTTTTGAATATAAACATCTTGACCATAAAGAATAACTGTAGTACCACCACCAATCGTAGCAGTTCCATCTACAATCAGATTACCAGTAATATCAACATTTCCACTATAAAATCCATTTCTCCATCTCTTTCCAGTAAGACCTAAATCATAGGTATTAGTTGCATTAGGAACAAGATTAGATACAAATTCCCCAGCAACACTAATATTATCAGTATCACTATCACCAAGATTGAGTTGACCACCATAGAAAGTAGCAGTTCCAATAAAATATGACTCACCTACAACAGAGAGACCTGCACCAACAGTTACGTTCTTATTAACTCCAAGACCACCATCAATCTGAACAGCACCTGTATCCGGATTTCCTAAAGTGTTATCAGTAGTATTAGAGAATGTCGTAATTCCTGAAAAATCACTATTTACATTTACATCAAGAAAATCACCACCAATTGTAGTGATACCACTAAATACTGCGTTTAATGAACCACTTGACCAAGAAAGATTACCGCTACCATCATTAGTAAGAACGGTTTGATTTCCACCTTGAGTTCCTGGGAGTGTATAAGTTACAATACCACCAAGAGTATCTGGTGATTTAATAGCAACATAATTGCTTCCGTTTTTATCAACTAACTTAAGTTTAAGTGAGTTAGTTCCATCTTCTCTTCCCCAGTAACGGTGGGAACCGAAGAATTTATTATTTGCTACAGAGGTATCAATACCAATAAAGAAATCAAAGTTGTTTAATGAAATTGCTGGTTCACCTGGACGGAGCGCAGGTACTGTTCCTGCTACCCCTGCATTACCTCTCTTAAACTGAAGTACTGGTGCAGGCATCTTCTTATGACTATTTGATTATAATAGTATTTAGAATATTAAAAACCGCCTGCATCTAGATTAATACGATCATCAAGATCAACATCCAATTGATTTTCGAAATCTGCTGGAAGTCCTGGTTGAATTGGCTCTGTTGTTGCTGCAGAGAGAACCTCATCTGGATTTCTATCTTTCCATTTTCCAGATGCAGCATCGTACATCAACACATACTTATCATTACTTCCACTGATTTCTACGTCTGTGAGTTCGTCTAAGTTCATTGGAGTAATTTCGATATTATATGAAATACTTGTTTTATAATTAGATGGTTGAGAAAGTTTAGCGGAGTAATTATTACCAGAAGAAAAAGTAACTTTATAAGTCATACAGATGCACTCTCTTCTACGATTGCTGTTCCTTTAATGACTTTTGTTTTCTTTCCACCTAATGTAAGAACAACATCAAAATAGTTTCGACCTGCTTTAAGATTTGCAGTTTGTGTTGCAGTCAATGTAAGTTTAATAGTTCCAGTTCCTGCAGTGATTGTCTTTGAAAACTCCTCACCATCAGTTGCATCAGGATACTTACGAATCTTTGCATAAGTTGTTGAGAGTCCTGAAAGAACCGATGCAGACTGGTCAGGATCAAACAAATTAAAAGTCGCCTCAAAATCAGTTCCTTTTTCAATGACTATATTTGTAACTTCAGCAACTGCCATTTTTCTTGAGGATTTTTAAGTATTTATCAATAATATGGATATCTAATAATTAATATTCCGGAACCGCCACTTCCTCCAGGTCCCTGGGCAAAGGGTCCTGGGTTATAATTACATCCACCTCCTCCACCACCGCCTGTATTGACTGTACCATTACCACCTGTTAGTGTTCCTGAACCAACATATCCACCGGATCCACCGCCACCAGGTCCACCAGTTCCTCTTTGTGGTAGAGTAAGTGCTGAACCACCACCACCACCAGCTCTAGTAACTCCATCTATAGGATTAGAAGCACCTGCACCACCAGGCGCACCAGCTGTTGTCGGTGGACCACCAGATCCTTGGCCACCACCACCACCACCAATTTTTGTTGCTTGTGTTGGTCGGCCGACTGGTGGAACCAATGTCCACGATCCAGCTTTTCCTGGGGTGCCAAACTGACCAGGCCCTCCTACATAGTTTGCTGGCGGCGGCATCGATGCACCACCACCACCAGAACCTCTACCGGGAGCACCTGCTGTAGCAGGAACAACTCTGTTACTACTTCCTCCTCCACCACCGCCTTCAAAATCTCCACCGGTTACTGGAGCTCCAAGTGGACAAGTTGTAGTTCCACCTGTTGAACCTCTAGTAGGTTCACTAGTTGACCCAGCTCCACCGCCAGCAATTGTTACTGGATAAGATCCCGCTGCTACTAGTGGAGCAGGTATTGTAAATGTCTGACCTTCACCTGCACCACCTCCACCACCTGCATTTGTAACTTGATCTAATGATTGTCCTCCAAGGCCTCCGCCTCCTCCGCCACCAAGGCCATACATTATTACTGTGTTATCTGTTGGATTTGGAGCAAGATAGTTAATAGTAAAAGTTCCTGGACCAGTAAAAGTATGGTAGCGGAATCCGGCATTAGTAGTAACACTTCCTCCACTTGCATTAATATACCTAGATTTTCCACGCAAATCATTCATACTAATCGTGGTTCCAGGCGTAGCAAATGCAGGACCTGCAAGAGTCCTTACTGCGGTATCATTAAGAGCTCTAGCTGTTGTTGGTGGTGAATTTAACTCAGCGTTAACATCACTCATTGAAATTGGATTTGGTGCTGCAGGTGTTACCATAGTACTAAATGATTGGTATAAGTTGCCAATTTAAAATATCTTCATTCCAAAAATATTCTTGTCCGTTATTTATTTGCTCTTCCGTTAATTCTGGTTCTGGAATTGGTGCTTCCCAATGATAATTTTCATGATTTAAAACCCAAGAAGGAGCTGGTTTTGGATATAAAAATACATCTAAATCTGGGTCATATGTTCCACCAATGTAGGCATATCGATACCTTATGTTGTTATTGTAAGAAGTTTTTTTCCAGATTCTATTTTCTCCGTGATGTTTTAAAAGGTGTTCAATACCAGCTTCCTCAGTTTCAACTCCATTCTCATCTAAGCAGTCTTCATTATTTACGACAATAACATTAATGACTTCATTGTTTTCATTTAATTCTGCGTAATGTGCCATAAGTATCTCCTAATTAAAAATTATTAATTCAAAGATAATATTATTCATTTTTATTTAGACATTTAACTTGAACAATCTCCTGCACAATGAGCTCGAACGCCATCAGCAAGAACATAATGAAAGAAAATTTGATGATAATACAATCCTTCTTTCTCTACTTTCTTGCCATACCAAGTTCTTTTATATTCTCTTGGAAGTGGTTCTCTCCAATGTGGTCTTTCGCATCCTTTATAAATCATTCCATCACCGGGATGAAGAATCACAGAACGATTTTCTCCTTCTTTAATAATCTCAGTTTTTTTATCATCACTATAAGTATCTGGTGTTTTAATCCAGATTGGCCAAGGATTGCTGACATTACTGCTTACGTGAATGGTCACTGAGATTTCACAAGCAGGACGGTCTACGTGATTTGATAATGCTTGTCCTGGATTATAAAACCTATCATAATAGTAGGTATTATAAAGTTTCTTACCAATTGCTTGCTCAAGTTTCATACGAATTTGAGAATGTGTAAACTTATATGGAGGCCAATAGTATCTTGAAGTGGATCCTTCAACTTGCATTTCTAAAGGAAAGTGGCAAAATTTATCAATTTTTCCATAATAATTATATTGTCCCTTAATCTCTGGTGGTTCACAATAAAGGTCTTGTGGATTCCATAGATTTCTTAGAACTAAGTATCCATTTTTATCAAACTCTTCATTATTTGTTTGTGATGTTCCAGTGTTAACTCTTTCTTGCCAGACAATTTGTTCTAGTGTCATTTGTTCTGCCATTTTATTACCTCATTTCCAACGTGGACCAGTTACCCATCCAACAACTGATTTTCTTACACCTTTAGTTACTTTTTGAACGCGGTGCTGTGTCCGAGAATCAAAGAGAACAATAGTTCCTCTTTGTCTAGGAACAATATAAGATTTTCCTGCTTCATCTAAAAGTTGCAAATTTCCACCTTCATAGGTGTCTGGATCTGATAGAAGCAAACTAAAAGAAAGTTTTCTTACTTTTTCACAATTCTCATTTACAAAATCTTGAAACAATTGCTCACCATGTCCACGATTACCAGATGATATTGGTTTGTAATGTGCAGAAAGTCCAGAATCGTTGTGCCACCCATAATACTCACCTTCACCATAAACTGTATATTGAAGCGATTCGCCATCAACATTAGTTAGATCATATAGAAAATTCTCACGATTTGCACGTTGAACATAATGCCATACAAATCCTGCAATCCAATGTGTTGTAGGAACCCAAGCATTTCTCGCATTTCTTTTATCTTTGTCAACTGTTCCATAATCACCTCCACCAACTTTTGAGTCCTCCAGTAATGGATCAAAATTTTCCGATAGGTCCTCTTCGATGATATTAATAATTTTATCTGGAATGCTTGTAAAATACCAAATTGATTGATATGCCATTTCTTAAACTCCTATAACATATTCAGTAAGATTTTAAATCAAATTTTTGTTTTTGTCAAAAAATTGTAAATATTATATCCTTTATTCTCCCAATTTTTCTTTAAGAATTCTAACTTCTTCGTTAAGTTCTTTCACTGCTTCAATTAAAAGTGGAACAATTAATTCATAACGAACTGCTTTATATCCATTTTCTCTTGTTGCAACTGCTTCGGGCAATACTTTTTCTATTTCTTGTGCTATAACACCTACGTCACTTTTTTTAACAAAGTAACCATCCTCACCACCTCTTGATTTTAAATAGTCATCTTTCCAATCAAAATTTACTCCGCTAATTCCTAGCAATTTATTTAGAGAGTCATTAATTGGTCTAATATTTGTTTTTAAATTAATGTCAGAAGTGTAATATGCAGTAACATTGTCTGTTGCTCTAATCTCCCCAGCAGTTCCTGATGGAGCGGTTCCTACACCAAAAGAATTAACCCGATAATTATTTGATGTGTTCAACGCATTTGCTGTGGTTGCAGTCGTTGCTGTGGTTGCTGTTGTTGCTGTTGTTGCATTTCCGTTTAATGTTGCAGTAATTGTACCTGCACTGAAGTTACCAGAAGAATCGCGAGCAACTACTGCACTAAGAGTATTAGAACTTGTAGCATTTATACTAAGAGTTCTTGCAGTAGCTCCAGTGTAAGTAGTTCCTGCATCATATGTCAAATAAGTTCCAAGACTTAGTGCATTTAAGTTACTGCCTAAAGAAACTCCAGAAATTGTAGAGTTTGCAAGTTTTGAGTTTGCAATTGCTGCAGTTGCAGAAATATCAGCATTTACAATTGAATTGGTAAGACTTAATTTACCATATGTAATTGCAGCAGTTGCAGAAATATCTGCATTTACAATTGAATTGGTAAGACTTAATTTACCATATGTAATTGCAGCAGTTGCAGAAATATCAGTATTTACAATACTCAAATCTGCAATCATCCCTGATGTAATTGTTCCAACATCAGCAGTGGTTACGACAGTTCCTATTCCAGAAATTGCAGGAAGAAGAATAGTTCCTGATGCAACTGATTGTGCGGTTAAGGTTGTAATTCCAGAAGTTGATCCCGAAATTTGCAAACCAGTACCAGTAATTACTGGACTTTGTAGTGTTTTATTTGTTAAAGTTTGACTATCTGATGAACCAACAAAGTCTCCAACAGGTGGAGTTCTTCCTTGAATAAGGTCAGCATTTAAGTTTGTAACAAGTGTTGTTGAGTTGACTGTAAATGGTGCAGTGCCTGTTCCTACTGTTGCATTAAACCTTGATGCTGTTACAACTCCAGAAGAAACAGAAAATCCAGTTAAACTTATATTACTTCCTGTAATTGTTCCAGTTGCTGATATATCACCACTAACAGTGAGTTTTGATGTTGGATTTGTTGTACCTACACCAACATTGGAGAGTGTATGAATACCTGCAGAATTAAAAATCCATCCATCTACAATAATAGCAGTAACATTACTAAGTGTTGAACCATCTCCATAAAAGTTAGTAGCAGTTACAACACCAGTAACATTAGCATTTCCTGTGATGTTTGTATTACCAACAACTGTTAGTTTATGAGATGCGTTTGTGGTTCCTATTCCAACATAAGGAGTCGCAGTCGTTGCAATTCCAACGGTCTTTGTGGCGTCATCAATGTATATAAAAGAACCAAATTGAGATAGTTCTCTGTTCCTTATGCTCATTGCTTTCTCCTTATATTTTTATTTATTAAATAGCAACTGCATCATAATTAAATGTGATTTTTTATTTGAACCGAAAGTGACCCAGTATTCACAGCAGTGCTATCACTTTCTTTGTTTATTGCAAAATCAACGTGAGTAGTAGATCTAGCAACACCAACATAAGAAGCAAATCCTTGATCCATTGCTTGAGTTAATACAAAGTAATCATTAGCATTTGTGTATGTACTTGCAAAACTTACGCGATAATTACCACTGGATTGTTGAGAAACAGTCACACCAGAGGTTCCTCTCCAGGTTGGTGAACCACCTAAAGTGATTTCACCATACTTATCTCCTGGTGGTTGGATATAAGATGAAAGAGTTCCAGTAGTTGGAAGAGCAGTTGTTGGTGGAGTGAAGGTTGCGTAAGTTGAAATTCCAATAGAGTTATATCTTTGTCCAGCAGTTCCAACACCAGCAGAAATTCTTACATCATCAAAAATTACATCAGCAGTCTCATTTGAATTAAAAGTTAAAGTTCCAATTGTAAAAGTAGTATCACCACCAAAATACAATCCGTTACCACTTATATCAAGAATATCATTATCAATTATATTATCGCCAGTAGTGTTACTTGTCTCAATTCCATTTACATAAAAATGTAGAGATCCATTATCTGCTTCTCTAACAAGTGCAAAGTGGTTCCATTTATCAACAATATTGCTATTCCAAGTAACTCCTGCTACAAGATACAGTGAAGTTCCATTTTTGTAAGTAGGATGATTTTGATTAAACCAAGTAATATATTTGTTTCCATATTGATCTCCATACATACCAAGAGACCAGTTCCCACTAGTACCAATACCAGTGGTTGAATGCATAGAAATCAAAGATGCTGGTGTTGTAGGACTAAAATAAGTAGGACCAGAATCTACATACATCCAAAACTCAATAGTCCAAGAACCAGTAAAGTCATAATCACTTCTATACGCATAAGATACACCAGCACCTAATGTACCATCATTTCTAAAAGCACCTGTTCCAATCGTTACTGCAGCACCTACAATAGTAGAACCAGCACTTACATAAACTGGTGTTGCTCCAAACTTTGCATCAGTGAAGTCAGTGTCAAAAGTTGCTCTGAAGACAACATTATCCCATTCAGTATCTGCTGGAACAGTAACTGGTGTCCCACTTGAAAGAACAAACTCTCTCCAAGCACTTCCATCATAATAGAATGGAGCACCACCAATTTGTTTGATTTCTCCAGCAGTTCCTGAGGTTCCTACAATTGTTGCATTATTTGTTGCTAACTTTACTCCACCATTAACACTGATAGTTCCAGCTACTGATACATTTGATGATAAAGTAGAAACACCAGAAACACTTAACTGATTTGTAAAAGTAGTTCCAGTGACTGTTACGCCAGCACCAAGAGTTTCAAATTTCTTAATCCCAGAGTAGTAAAGATCTGCAGAGGAACCACTAGATTGTAAAACAGTTTGATTAGTGTTTGCTCTTAAGTTTAAAGTGTTTTGTGTGCTAATTATTAGGTTTGAGTTGCTATCAGTTTCAATAGTTGCTGTATCGCCATCACTACTTGAAAATGTCATTAAGACACCATCATCATTTCCTGCTGCTTGAGAAATTTTAAGTGAAGCTTGTGGTTGAGTTTTGCTTCTGAAGTAAACTGCCTCTGAATTTCCTGCCCCTCCAATAGTGAATGTAGAAACACCAGAAACACTTAAAGTTTCAAGAGAAGTATTTCCCTTTACTGTAAGTTTACTTGTTGGATTTGTGGTTCCTATACCAACATTAGAAAGTGTATGAATACCTGCTGCTGTTGTAACCCATTGAGAAGAAGTTCCACCACCAGAAGCAGTAATCGTTACATTACCCGTATTTTGGTCTACTGAAATACCTGATCCTGCAGTAATATAAGTTACTCCGGATCCAGTAAGAGTTGTTCCACCAACAACAATTGAGGTTGCACTAATAGTTCCTGCAGTGCCGTCAATTGTAACACCAGATCCAACATTAATGATATTTGTAGATCCATCAAGTGTAATACTTGAAGATCCGACTGTGAGAATTCCAGTAATTCTTGCATCACCATTGACATAAAGTGTTGTTCCCGATGCACCAACTGCACCAACTTCTAATGTAAATCTTGGATTTGTGGTTCCTATACCAGCATTAGAAAGTGTATGAATACCCGCTGCTGTTGATGCCCAGTAGTTTGGATTTAAAGTATCAGTATCTGTAATATAAACAGTAACACCAATTCCTGAACCAACTGCAGTGACTGCTGCTCCAACAAAGTTAATCGAAGTAACTTGTAATGCACTACCGACAGGAGAACCTTCTTCTAGTATGGTAATGCCTTGAATTGACGTTGACCCAAAACCTAATGCAAAAGGTGAGTATGAAACAAATTCTATCGTTTCTCCACCAAAACAAGCATCATCTAAAACAACAGTAGCGCCATTATTTGCTGTAAACTCATCACTTGATAGTTTAACACCATTAACATATACATCTAGCAATCCAACTGCATATGTAGTATTAAAAGTAGTTGCTCCTACTCCTGCTGTTTGTAGGTCTAAAGATCTAACAGTTGGTACTGCACCCCAGGTAACTCCTGCACCTGTAGAAACTAGATATTGACCTGCTGCACCAAAAGTACTTCCGGCACTAACTTTACCACCAATGATTAAATCAGTAACTGTAGAAATGCCTGTAACTACAGAGTTTGTTGCCCCAATTCCACCATTAACGTGTAGAGTGTGTCGTGGACTTGTGGTTGCAATACCTACTTTATTGCTACCTTTATCTGCAAATATGAGGTTATTATTTACCTCTAGACCATTTTGTATTACAAAATTCTTTTGTACTGCCATTGGTGGAGAGCGCCAACCTTTTTACTTATTTATAAATACTAAAAACACTTTTAGGAAATCATATGGCTTCGGAAGTATTGAGTGGTCCTCAAAACCCTTCTTATACAAATAATACTGGTCAAAATGTGAGAGTTATAATCAATTTTATGAGTTCCCGTTATAGTGGATCTGGTGCAAGTGGATCAAACTCAGGCATCACTATTAATTGGGCTGGTGTAAGTGCTTCTGCTCCAAACGCTATTGCAATTGGTAGAAACTTAGCATACTCAGTTGGTGCTGGTGCAGTTAGTGTTGGATTAAACTTAACATCAAATAATATGGCAGTGTTTGAAGCTGGTTTTGCTCAAGAATCAAACCAAGCATTACCTACAGAGATAATGCTTAGAAATGGACAAAGTTTTAGTGCAAATTGCGGAGTTTATAATGTAGTGGTAATCAGAGAAGATGGAGCATAATATCAGATAGGTATTGAGAATCCACGAGTTGTGAATGGATAAGGTACAGGAACAGTTACATTTGCAGTAACTGTAACATCACCTGTTGATCCAGAAAGTGTAATTCCACCACCTGCAATCAGACTTCTTACTCCAGTGTTAGAAACTGTTACGTTTTGACCAGAGCGAGAAACATTAATTCCTGAACCAGCAGCAACAATATCTCCTTCAGTTATTGTTCTCCAAGAAAGAACTCCTGCTCCGTTAGTTGCAAGAACTTGGTTATTTGTTCCATATGATGTTGGCAGTGTAAAGGTTAAATCAGAACTCAGAGATCCAACTTGTAAACCTACATAGTTGCTTCTATCAGTCTCATAAATTCTAACCGCACCAGTAACCGCAGTATTTCCAACAACATCTAATGCTGCAAGAGTTGCTCCAGTGTTAATGCCAACATTACCAGAACCATCAATAATAAATGGTGTTGTATCATTCACACCATTTTCAACTTTTATAATATCACTTCCAGCAGTAGTCTTAATATAAAGTGCGGTTTCATTATCTGTAACAATTTCGACCTTTGCTGATGGTTGAGTTGAAGCAAACCCAACAGAACCGGAATCATTAAAGAATATTGCGTTGGAATTTTGCGTAGTACTGCCAATTCTAATTAGTGAATTTACATCATCATAGAGTGCAAATGGAACTCCAGCAAATCCATCATTATCATTCCATTGAAGTGAGTTATAAGGCTCTCCTGGAGTTGTTCCTGCAGCAGAAACAGCACCTGAAATTTGAATGGTTGCAATACCTGATGTTACGTCTCCAGAAACAGTAACTCCTCCGCCAACAAAATTTAGTTGACTAAAGTTTCCAAGTAATGTATTTAATCCGCCTGTTGAAACTGCTACTCTTGGATTTGCAATGAACGTGAGTGTGCTCACACCAGTTACAGAATTGTAATCTATACCAAAAGTAAATCCAGTTGCAACAAGATTCAGTAAGGTTGAGAATCCAACATAATTTCCTGCAGATGCAATACCTACACCTGGAGCACCAATAAATCCAAAGGGTTCCCATTTGTTTTCTGTTACATAAGTCCATCCAGCAAACTCATTCTTGCTTGGTTCGGAGTTGAAAACAATATCGCCATAGTTTCCAGAAGTTGTTGGTTTTTCATTAGTAATACTAAACTTTCTAGAAATTTCTTCCTCACCTTGAATGAATAGTGAGTTTGCTTCAATATCTGCATTTGTAGTAACTTTGTTATTAAAGACTACGGGACCATCAAATTCCGATACAATATTTTTATCTCTTCCACCTTCAACTCTTACAGAACCTTCAACAAATATTTTTTGAGTTTCTGTGATATTAACAATTTCATCCGCATTCTTCTCTCCAGTATTTGTAGGAACTGGAGTATCAAAGGTTTCTTCTTTACCAGTAGCAGAGTTGATTTTTTTATTGCCAGCGAAGAAATCACCATCGCTGTTCATACCAGTGTAAACAATCAGACCACCATCAGTCTTAGTTGATTGTGCTAAGAAAATTTCATCTTTACTTAAAGTACGATCTTGCTTATCAGGCAATGATGTTGAATAGTTACCAGGACCAAATCCAAGATATTCAAAAGTATGTCCTGACGCACGAATGATTGAGTTACGACGAAGTTCGACTGGAGTGACTTTGATTCTACGAACAACCGATCCAGCAACGTGAGTCTGTCTTGGAGAACCTAAAACAGATCTAAAAATTTCTAAGGAGTTTGAAGTGACTGCTTGCTTGATTCTGAAGATCTCATTATCAATCAACAGATAGTCTCCAAGATTTAATCCAAGAGAAACGGCATTAAGAACATTCAGAGTCGTTGAATCTGGATCTGTTGTAAAGATTGAAGTTCCAAGAGTTGTAGTAATACCGGCATATTGATAGTCTAAACGACCTGATGCATTTTCAGTATCTTTATCTAAATCACCAGAATAAGAAGTTAGAGTAGGACGATATGCATTTAAAGTCCCTGTTGCAGATGTTGAAGTTGTTGCGCCTACACCAATGTTAACGACTAAAGAAGTTAAACTGTTTAGATTCTTAATAATGAAGTCACCATTGAATGTTGATTCGCTTGCATTACTAATTCGAATCTTATTATCGACTCGGAATCCGTGGCTGGTTGTAAATCCAACAGTTGCAAGTCCAGTTACTGGATTATAAAGGAAAGTAGAAATTCCAATAGTTTTTCCACTAAAGACATAACCAGAAGATGATGTTACAGTTGAACCAAGTCCTACTGTTGAGAAGTTTGAAATATTTTCTGAAGAAACTACATTAATTTCTTTTGTTTTTCCTGTAGTAATTCCAGAAACTCTATAAATCGTATTATAACCAGAGTTCCCTGCAGAGGAAACACCAGAAATCTTAAGTGAATCTCCAACGTTATTTGAGATAGATTCAACTCTTACAACACCAACAACGTGACTTGTAGTAGTTGCAACACCAACAACAGTTAGAGTATTTCCAATACCATATGCAGAACCACCATCAATAATCTGAACTCCAGTAATTGCACCTGCAGTGATAGTAATTTTTGCAGTTGCATTAGAACCTGCAGTTGATCCTGCAAATCCTACCAATCTAGCATTGTAAAGATTACCAGTAAAACTACCACTTGATCCATAGTTGCTACCACCACTTACAATACTAACAGTAGTGATTCCAGAGAGTCCATGATCAATTGATGTATAGATGGTATGAGCAGTTCCGCTTGAGGACTGAATGTTAGTGATACCATAACCAACTACAAAAGACTCTAGTGTTTCTTTTGTAATACTCTTTTGGGGATCGTTAACTACAACAGTTCCAATGATGTTGGGAAGCGCATGTGAATTTGTTGCATCTGGATCCGAATCTGGATTATCATTATTTGATTGTGGATATAGATTTTCAACAGGTTGAGCAAATGACTGATTTGCAAATGGAGTAACTGTTGGATTATTTGAATGATTAATTAACGTGAGATAGTAAACACCATCTTGCACATTTGCAACATATGGTTGAACTACTTGAGATCTATATACTTGATAAGTTTTTACATATTTCTTTCTTCTGAAATATGGTAGACCTGAAGTTCTGTTTGAAGTATCATTTACAAAAGAACCAAGAGATGTTGTTACTGTATATGTGAACTCTTTTGCACTTGGAGTAGACGTAACTGTATATGTTCCATTGTATCCAGTAGGAGATACATTAACAACCTGAACTTGGTCACCAACCTTTAAATTATGTGGAAGTTCTGCACGAATCGTAACAGTGCCTGAAGAATAAGAAGCTTCTGCAATAAACTTTGGATTTCTAAGTAAAGTTGAGTTTGAAATTGCACCAGAACTATTATAAAGTTGTGCAATTTCGGTTGTTCCTGCACCTATAATGTTGTTAGATTCCTGAAGAATGAATCCATCAGTTGGTGGTTTTGCTGTTGCTGGAGAATCTTTAGGAAGCACATAACGAACTCGATAAAGAGTATCAACTAAACTTCTAGAGTCTGGTTTACGTGTTACATAAGATCTTGTCGTTGCATTTCCAAGACCCGCAACTCCTAAAGAATTAATAGTTTCATAAACTCCATTGTCTATAGTGTCTGCGGTAATATACCACTGCCCACTTGTGTCCCATTGAACCGGGTGTCCAATATCACCTGGATTCTTATCAGAAACTCTACTTACAATACTTAAAGTTCCACCTTTATTATTCAGAGTAATTGCATTCGCAGAAACAGATCCATTAATTGCATCACTCAGAGTCTTTGCAATCTTAATTTGATCTGTCCCAATTCCAGTTGCTGATTCTTTAGTAATTGCATAATAAACTTGATTCGCTTCTAAACCATCTGGAAGGTGTCCATCATCAGCAATAATACGAATAGACTCTCCATTTGTGAATGAATGTACTTGAGTTAGTGTAAGAGTATTTGCAGCAATACTATTAATACCTGCTACACTTCTTCCGACAGTGAATGATTTTTCTGAAGAAGATTGTGTTGAATTATAAGGACCAAAAGGCATTACAATTCTTGAAGAATATGATGTAAGTGCTCCACCAACAAAAGCCTGAATATTTAATCGTTCATTTTGCTTTGCTCCAATATGATAACCATCAATCAGTACTCTTGGGGGTACATTTTGATTAATTTCATCATACAGATATAAACGTGAAGTTGTACCAACACCTGCGGATTTTGATGTAGTAAGTCCAACATCAATTGCACTAAATTCTACGCTAATTTCATTTTCTTCATTTTCTTTTGGTGGAATGATATGAGTGATATATCCATAATCGTCTGGAGTAAATGCTTCTCTCTTAAATCCGGTTGCTACTAGTGCTTTCGCACCAAAGTTAGAGTTTGAGTTATTAAGTGCAATATCACCACCATTCTCCGCAACAAAGTGCTGTGCATATCCAATAGCAAAAACAGAAACTAACTGTAAGAATGAGTCGTTTGTTGCTTTAATATGGAAGTTTTCATATTCTGGTTTGAATTTTGACCTAGAATCTGTATTAAGATTGGTAAGTTCTGTTGAATCTTTATACTCTCCAGTACCAGTATCATATCTTACAAATGCATTTTCATCTTTTTGAAGTCCGATACCAGTGTATTGAGCAACAACCATTGATTTAAATCCAGTTGCTTTATCTCCATCAGCAAGCAAACCACACATTCCATAAACAGAACGTACAGAGATATTAAAGATATATGGGGATGCTGAAGTAACAGTATCAACAACAAGATTTAATGTTGAACCAGTGACTCCTGGAAGTGGGTTTGTAGGTGCATTTTGTACCTTATATGTAATTTGAGTGCTGCTAGGTACAGTATTAATTACATACTGACCATCGTATCCAGCAGCACTTACTCCACTGATATGAATGGGACTATCAACACTTAAACCCTGAATAGTATTTACAAGGTCTACTGTAATTGTAGTTGTAGCAGTGACTCCATCACCTGCACGGATGCTACTAATACCTACAGAAGCACCTTTTGGTCCTACAATACGATATTCATCAACAACTGGTTGAATGTCTACAGTCCCTGTGCCATAATCAGGGGAAATTTCTCTTCCCGAAGAAGCGCCATAAACTGCTGCAACTTTCTCATAATACATATCCAGATCAGTTCTGGTTGTTGAAATTGCATTCGCTCCATTTAAGAAGTCATCATTAATTTCTACTCCATTTACACCATCTGCATATTCAAATCCAGAAAGTTTATGGTGAGAGAAGTTAGGAACAAATAGATTATTTGTATAGTCTTTATAGCAGTTTCCGTTTGGATCTGCATCTAAAATTGTAAACTGCCAGAAGTAACAGGCACCAGTTGTACGGAAGATAGCAGATCTTTCAATGTTATCATTTTCTGGATTTGGAACATATAATGGGCGGATCTTAGTTTTACGAAGATCCATACCAACAATTGATGTTCCTCTTGGAACTATAACACCACCGTGAATTGAGTTAAGTTTATAGAGAGCATTATCTGGAGTAGTTAAATCATATCGAGTATCTAAATCCCACTGTGTTATGTCAGTTAAACTTGTTGCACCACTTCTTGCAGAATAAGTTCCCGTACCAGTAGGAATATATCCTGGGCGGTTATCTACAATGTGATCACCTGGATATAATACAATTGTTGTTTTATTGAACCTATCGTTATTTAATCCACGCTGATACGAAAATCTTGCTGATTCAATCAGTGCTCGCTGAATTGTTTTGAATGGTCTTGTTAAACTATTTCCTGAGTTTTCAATACTATCCGTCGAATCAAGACTACTTGGATCAACATAAAGAATTGTTCCTCTTGCCGACTTCAGAAAATTATCGAGGCGTGAAAGACCCATCTTATTAATACTTATAGTTCCGTTATGAGTTATTTATTCACAAGAAAACCTCCTACAAGAGGAGGTTTTACAAGTCACACGGAAGGGGTTTGGTTAAGTATCGCCTTGAGTATTATACCACGATTCTTCTTTCCACGTCAAGCGTTTTTGTAGTTGCTTATCAAAGACCATCAAGTATCTATGCTTTCTACTTCTTTCTTTCCATTCACCTTCAGAACCTTTTACTTTTCCACGAGAGTGTTTAGTTCCGTCTGAATAATAGAAATCTTTTTTTCTATCCGTGAGACCGTAGTACTTAAAGTTGCAAGCGCGATAAATTGTACCAGAATGGTGATTTGAATCAGCATAAGAAAGGATTGCTTTAACTTCAGTATCTTTCCGAAGTTGTCTAATCGCTCGTGACACAAACCAAGAAGTGATGTTATATTCTCGTGACTGCGTACCAGGTTCGATGCAAAGTCTTGAAAGTTCGAAAAGTCCTTGTTGTTCATTGCGATTTAATCCAAATGCTCCTTTTGCTATTTCTGGAACTGGGAGACCAGTAAAAATGCAAGCACCAAGACAGTTGCCAATTCTAAGGACATCTGTGAAAGTGTTTCGGTAAAGTCCATAATTGAAACCAGATTTAAAATCTTTGGATTCATCTTTAAGGTAGTGGTAGGTATAAAGAAGGTCTTTAACTTCTTCCTTACTTACCTTATCTATATAAAAATCTGATTTCATCTAAGTATTTGTGCTTATTTTCTAACAAACCAATGTGCTAGAGTGTACCTATCATTATTTTTTACTTCTTTAACCCAATGTAAAATTTTATTGCCTGTGAAAAAAACCATAGTTCCAGACTCTGGAGAAATTTCTATGTTTTCAAAACAAGTTTTTCCTCCAGCATAATCATCATTAAGATAAATTATTGATGCAAATGTGTCTTCAACCTCATCAAAATGTGGATGTTGTTTTGATCCAACAGGCCATTTTACAATTTGACATAAATCCAACTTTGATTGTTCTCCAAATAAAGAACAAAGATTTTCAAGAGAATCTGTAATATTTTCTATTCTTGAAATTGAAAGTGGAAAGGTATCTCTAAATGTAATTGCTTTTGAAATATTACTTTTATAATGCTCTATTAGTTGATTACAACAACTTTTATCAACAAAATTTTTATGAACATAAATCATTTTTTTAAATCTTAATTTTTTAGATTGAATTTGAATTAGAGACCAATAGGTTACTAAACAATCTTTCTGTCTCCAAAATACTTGAGAATGAACTCAAGACTGTTTACAATCCATCATGTATTCTACAGTGATTGCAACATCATTCATTGCATCACGAAGAAATGGTTGTTGTCCAGATTCTTGTTTTGAAATAGGTCTTGAATCGTCAGTGAGAATCCATCGCCACTGTTTCATTGATTCACAATACCAGAGATTAATTTTCATTTTTAAAAAATTTCTACTTTAATAATTATCAAGATAACTCATAAATTGTGACATGCAAACTCTACCTAATTTTTTTCCCATATCTTCTGGGTTCATTTTTACATTAGAAACTTCATGCTCAACACC